ACCAGTGCGCGGCTCAAAATCGCAAACAAATCGTACCAGTTTATTCTGGCCTTGGAGTGCGCCCACAATCTTTTAACTAAATATACACATGAGAAATGAAGTCCGCAGAGATCTTGTTGACCTTAATGTGTCTTATGACGCGCTCAACAAACTTTCCCGTCTACTTGATAGAACTGATAATGGTGTATCTGATGTACTACTTTCTCCAATTGGTAATAACACGGACCCCGAAGCTATTCTTAAAGGTTGGGATAGTATTTTCAATTCTAATCGAGATAAACTTAATGATATATTGCTCGAGTTAGAAGAGAATAATCGTTCCAAGTACGGACCTAGATCAATCGCAGTTCCATGGTCGGAACGTAGGGACACAGTTCTTGAATCCTTTGCCCCTGATAAAGGTAAAATGATTGAATCCCAAGCTGTGTCTAACGGCAGGCTACGGCCTATTTCCTTAGATAAGGCGGCCACTTTTATTAAACCACAAACAAATGCAGGACTCCCTACCATGATGTCTAAAGGTAAAGTCTTAAATGATACGGTTAATAATTTGGATAAACAATTAAGCAAAAATTATCCAAGTGTACCTTTCACTAGAACCCAGGAGAATAATAAAACCAGACTTGTTTGGGGCTATCCTCTAGCTAACGTTTTAGATGAGATGAGGTTTTATAGACCTATTCTTGAGTATCAAAGAAAAGTACCTTGGCGAGCTGCCTTGAACACTGCTGATGAAATAGATTCAGCAATCACTAAACTCATCAACCATGCTCGAAGTGAAGGTAAAAGTCTTGTGAGCATAGACTTTTCTAATTTTGACAGTTCTGTTAAACGTAAGTTGCAGGATTATGCTTTCAAAGTGTATTTTCCAAGCTTATTTCAAAATCAATACCATCCCGAAATAGCTTTACACGGAGAGAGGTTTAACACTATAGGTTTGATTACTCCAGACCGAGTTATTAGTGGGCCTCATGGCATTCCATCAGGATCAGCGTACACGAATGAAGTTGGTTCTGTTGTGCAGTATGGTATTTCGAAAGAATTTAACGAAGACTTGCTCTATTCTCAAGTTCAGGGTGATGACGGTGCATATGCAACTTTCGATCCAGAAGGTTTCAAAGATCATTTCCGTTCATATGGACTTGAAGTTAATGATGATAAATCTTACATATCTGATAATTTTGTTGTATATTTACAAAACTTATACCATTCAGATTATGAGGAAGATGGTTTAATTCGTGGAATATATCCTACTTACAGAGCTTTACTTAGGATAGTCTACCAAGAGAGATTCAATGACTTCTCAAAGGATAATATAAGTGGTAGGGATTACTATGCGATACGTACTCTTTCAATACTTGAAAATGTAAAAGCACATCCTTTATTTAGAGAGTTAGTCAACTACGTTGTTGGACTTGACAAGTACAACCTCGCGGTTAGCGACCAAGGCCTTTCAAGCTACATTAAGATGCGTGAAAAGCAAGATGGTAAAGACATTAGATTTACGGAATATCGTAGAGGAGATGGATTTGGTATTAAATCCTTTGAATCTTACAAAATAGCTAGAGAATCTATTGTAAAATAATTTCGGTGAGAC